TATTTTTCAGGTACAGATGAAATAAGTTTGACTACGGGTGGTACACAAAGATTAAGTGTAGATAGTTCAGGACACCTTAATCATAATGGTTCAGCTAGTGCTGATATTTCAGCGTTAACGTCCGCAAGTTCTGTTGCAGTTGATTTTGATACAGCACAAAATTTCTCATTAACACTGGCTCATGACGTTACAATCGCAAACCCTACAAATGCTAACGTGGGTCAAACGGGCAGTATTTTCATAACACAAGCATCAAGTTCTACTCACACTGTTTCATTTGGATCAAACTGGAAATTTAGTGGTGGCACTGCCCCAACAGCTACTGCCACAAATGATGCAGTTGATAGGTTAGACTACATAGTCAAGAGTGCTACTGAAGTGCATTGTGTTTATACAACTAATTTATCATAGGAAAATAAATGGTATTTCAAAACGATATTCTAGCGGGTTCTAGTGGTGCAAGTGGTGCATCAAGTGCAGATTTAATTGCACAATCAATTAGATTTAATGATGATGATTCTGCTTATATGCAAAGAACTCATGGTGCTGGTGGTAATGTAGATAAATGGTCATTAAGTTTTTGGCTTAAAAGAAGTACATTAGGTACAGAACAATATGTTTTTGGAAGTGGTGCTAATACTTCTAATACTTCTGACATATCGTTTAACACTAGTGATCAATTAGTATTTTGGTCATATATTAGTGCTTATCAAACTCGTTTAATAACTACTCAAGTGTTAAGGGATACAAGTGCTTGGTATCATGTACTAGTAGTATATGACTCTGGGAATGCCACATCTGGCAATAGAGCAATTATTTATATTAATGGCTCAAGAGTAACTGCTTTTGGAACTGAAACTTATCCATCACAAAATCAAGATGGAATTGTTGGTTCTAATGTTAACATTGGTTTTGGTAGGTATATATCTAATGGAAGTAATTATTTTGATGGCTACCTTGCAGAAATGCACTATGTAAATGGTTCAGCTTTAGCACCAACAGATTTTGGAGAATACAACTCATCTAATATATGGATTCCTAAAGAATATTCTGGCAGTTATGGTACAGGAGGATTTTTTGTTGATGGAAGAGATAGTGCTGACTTAGGAGATGATGAGTCAGGAAGTGGTAATGATTTAACAACAAGTGGACTTGCCTCACACGACCAAATGGCTGACTCACCTACCAATAATTTTAACACAATGAATCCATTAAACCCATTAAGTCATGGTACACTTAGTCAAGGTAATCTAACAAATGTTTTAAGTGGTGATGACCAATTTTATACAACACAAGAATTAGGTTTTAAATCTTATTGTGAAGTTAGAGTAGATGCACAATCAAATTATGGTGGTACATTAGGACTTGGAACATTTGGTGGAGATGATGATGATAACACTTTGGTATTTCAAACAAATTATCTTAGTGGTTATATATGGTTAAATGGTGGTAATGCTAGTGCTAATATTGGCGGAACAATAACAACAGGTGATATAGTAATGATGGCATATGACCCTACTACTAGAAAATGGTGGGTAGGTGTAAATGGGACTTGGAGAAATAGTGGCGACCCAGCAAATGGAACTGGTCAAGTATATCAACATTCAACAACAGATTTTGGTGAGGGAATAGGAGCTATTGTTTGGGGTGGTTGGAAAGGTTCTGCAAATGGTTTAACTGTAACATGGAACTTTGGACAAGATGGAACTTTTGGAGGACAAGAAACAGCAGGTGGTAATAGTGATGGTAATGGAGTAGGTAACTTTAAGTATTCAGTACCAAATGGATTTTTAGCAAACTGTTCAAAAAATTTAGGATCGTAGGAGGATAATATGGCAACACCAACAATACCAAATGGAAAAGATTATTTTAATGTAGTTAACTATAATGGTACAGGTTCAGACAATGCAGTTACAGGTGTAGGTTTTGCACCAGATGCAACATGGTTAAAAAGAAGAGATAGTGGTAGTGCAGATTGGGGTGTTTTCGATACATCAAGAGGTGTAACTAAAAATCTAAAATTTAATACGACAGATGCTGAAAGCACTGAGGTTAATAGTTTAAAAACATTTGGTACAGATGGTTTTACTGTAGGAAGTTCTGGTGATTATAATGGAAGTGGAGGAACATTTAGTTCATTTAATTTTTTATCAAATGGAGGCACAACTGCAAGTAATTCTGATGGTTCAATTACCTCAACTGTCCAAGCAAATTCTGATGCGGGTTTTTCAATCGTAAAATGGACGGGTACAGGATCAAATGCAACTGTTGGGCATGGGTTGTCAACTGCACCATCACTTATACTTGGTAAAGTTTTAACAACTACTGATAACTGGATTGTTGGACATCATAAATTATCTTCAACCCCTTGGAATAATGCTCAATTTCTTAATACCAATGGTTCTAATTATACTAATGCAGCATATTGGAACAATACTGCACCAACATCATCAGTTTTTACAACAGGAACTTGGTGGTATAGCTCGCAAGACTATGTTGCCTATTGTTGGCATGAAATTCCAGGATTTTCAAAATTTTCTAGCTACAGTGGCCTTGGGTCGGTTGATGGTCCGTTTATTTACACAGGATTCCGACCTGCTTGGTTACTGATTAAGCGAACAGATTCTAGCACTGGTGGTAACTGGTCAATGATTAATGATGTTACATATCCATCTAATCCTATTGGCTCACCTTTAATGACTGACTATGCAGGTGGTGAACCCGATCTTTCGGCAATAACTATGGATTTTCTGTCAAATGGTTTTAAAATAAGAAACACTTTAAACTCTAATAATGCATCTGGTGGCTCTTATATTTTTATGGCGTTCGCTTCTCATCCTTTCACAGGTGATGGTACTAGTCCTGTAACTGCTAGATAAATATGAATAAATATGGTATAAGGAGATATTATGTGGGCAATAGTTAAAAATAGTAAATTAGTACAAATTACACGAGGTAATAAACCTATTACTGTAGGTGATGTAACCCATCCAAAAGATATATTTAAACATTGGACTCAATCACAACTCAAAGATATTGGTGTTTATGAGTTTATATCTGGATCAACACCAGATAATAAGTTTGAAATTGCAACAACTACATCTTATAAAGTAGATGATTCTAAAGGTACAGTTACAGAAACTATTAATAAGAAAGATAAAGAAATAACTGATACTTTATATACTTCTCAAAACAAAACTGATGGTATTATTCCAGAAGGTAAAGATGTAGGAGATGTAGCAACTAAAGGTTTGAAAACCATATATACAGAACAAATACAAAAACAAGCATCTGGTTTATTAGCACCTACAGATTGGATGGTAGTAAGAAAAGCTGAAGATTCTAGTAAATCTATACCAAGTGCAGTTACTACATACAGGGCATCTGTAAGAACAGAAGCTGATAAAATAGTACAAGCAATAAGTGATTGCGATACTCTTGATAAATTAAAAGCATTGTTTGTTACAGAATATAATGAAGATGGATCTATTAAGACTAAAGCTACAATAAACACATTACCAGATGATGAAGATATTGAGGGTTATAAAAGATGATGCTTACTAAAAACCTTATTAAGTTCGGTAATTTTTTAATCAAGATACCTAAAGCTATGAAGGGTGTATGGGATAAGTCCGAGAATAGATGGGGGTATAGAAAGGAGAAGTAATGGCATACGGAAAAACAAAACCAATGACTAAGAAAAAGAAAAAGAAATGACTACATATATTATTATTAATTTAGTTTTGTGGATGATATTCTGATGAGATCATTAATGAGAAAGTTTAGGACAGTTCCAAAAACCAAGGGAGGAGTTCCTAAGAAATATGTGAGTGGTGCAAAGAATCCTAAGTCAAGAGAAGCTGAGATTAAACGTACAGCCAAACTCTACAAGCAAGGGAAACTAACACCTGCAATGATGGATAGAATAAGTAAACAAAGAGCAAGGGGGTAATATGTCTGCACCAGATAAATATAAAAAAATGTTTGGATCGGATAGAGCAAACAAGATCTATCGTAGAGGTTTAGGAGCTTATTATAGTAGCGGCAGTAGACCTAAGATGTCTGCTCATCAGTGGGCTGTTGCTAGACTAAAAGCTCATGCCAAGGGAAAAGCCACTGTTAAAAAAGCAGATGGAGATTTGTTTAGGAAGAAGTCATGACAACCAAAGCCGATAAGAATGAGATGAGAATCAGCAAGCATGAGGAAGTTTGTTCTGAGAGATACAAAAACATCCATGATAATATATCGGATTTAAAATCTAGAATAAAAAGACTTGAGACAGTAATGATGGCAAACACAGTAGCAGTGATAGTGGCACTCGTATCTGCGTTTATCAAGTTATGATTGATCCAATCTCAGCATTCGCAGCAGTTAAGTCTGCACATTCCGTTATAATGCAAGGTATTAAAATCGGTAAGGATCTTAGCTCTATGTCTGGCTATATATCTAGATGGGCAGTGGGCGAGGCTAACCTTGATGTCAAAGCAGAGAAGAAAGGCAGGAGTTTACTTGGACGATTCAGTTCCGTAGAAGCTCAAGCGATTGAAGCTCACCTTCGTAAAGAAGAACTTCGTAACATGAGAAATGAACTCCGAGAAATTTTTGCGTTATATGGTAGCCCAGGTCAATGGGAAAGACTACAAGCTGAGATAGCATCAGTGCGAGCTGAAAAGAAAAGACAACTGAAGGAAGCTGAACGTCAAGCAGAGAGAAGAAAGACAATAATTATAACTATTGCTGCAATATCTGGGCTATTGCTTTTTATTTATTATGAACTAAAATTATTAAAGATAATATGACAAACGAATTTTATACATTTACAGTTGAGGTTGAGAAGCATAAGTCGAAGAAACAACCTCCGACAGTGTGTATACGATTCTATGGATGTAATGATATGAAGGATGCTGAGAAGTTAGCAAAACATTTAAACATAATGCTGAATACTGATGCCGAGATATTTAGCGATCACTTTAACGTACACTAGGAGATAATATGTTAACAGCACTTATAGGACCTGTAACAGGTTTACTTGATAAGTTCATCGAGGATAAAGATCAGAAGAATAAACTAGCTCATGAGATAGCTACGATGGCTGATAAACAAGCACATGAAATTGCCAAGTCTCAGATCGAAGTAAATAAGGAAGAGGCAAAGTCTAGGCATTGGTGGATAGCAGGATGGAGACCTGCGTGTGGATGGATATGCACTCTAGCTATGGGATATCATTTTATCATTCAACCATTCCTAATATTTTTTTTAGCTTTATTCGGACTTAAGATGGAGATACCCACATTCGATATGGATACACTCATGACAGTTCTTCTTGGCATGCTGGGATTGGGTGGCTTGCGGTCATTCGAGAAACATAAAAAACTTACGAAGTAAAATGCAGTTATCCAAACATTTCAAGCTAGAAGAATTTACGAAAAGCCAAACCGCTGCTCGTAAGGGAATAGACAATACTCCTCCAGAGGATATCATTCCTAAACTTTCTTTTCTTTGCACTCAGATACTCGAACCCCTCCGAGAGAAAGTGGACTCCCCAATAATCATTACTAGCGGTTGGAGAACACCGGAGCTGTCTCTGGCTATTGGATCAAGTCAGATGTCTCAGCATTGCAAGGGCGAAGCTGTGGATATTGAATGCCTTTCATTGAGTACACTGAGTCTAGCGGAGATGATAATCAATCACTTTCCTTTCGATCAATGTATCCTGGAGTGTTATAAGAAGGGTGATATGAATAGTGGTTGGGTTCATGTAAGTCTGACCTCTGGTGAGAACCGAGGGGAAGTATTAACATTCGATGGTAAGCAATATCATAAGGGTCTGCTAGTGTAATGTCTGAAGTATCTACAGGGCGAATCGGTGAACTGATCGCAGCTCTTAGACTAACTCAGATGGGTATCGAGAATACTATCAGTCCACTCAACGGATCAGATATCATTGCGACCACCAAAGGTAAATTATATAGAGTGCAAGTCAAAGCGCGGAGTGTTCCAGATAGTTCCAGACCTACACATTTTATGTGGACTACGAGTTACTCAAGTAAGAAGAAAGTTCCGTACACCAGAGAGCATTGCGATATAATAGCACTCGTATCTATTCCTCATGAGAACGTATACTTTATACCTGTAATACATCAGACAAGTGTTACTAGACGATTAAAGGTAGAAATATTTGAGGATAAAAGTATAGCCTCCTCCACATGGGAAAAGGCTATAAGTGAGTTAGATAACTCGGATGGATCGAGCTAGTCCTTTGACCTTCGATATTCTATTTTCTTTTTCAAGATTAGATAAAGCCAACTGAACTGCTGAACGTGTATTATGATTCAAGCTATCAGCGATCTCACTTTGTGTAGGAGGAAATCCATTGCTCGATACATACGATATAATAAAGTCATAGACACTTTCTTTTAATGGCTTAGTCATCTTCAAACCTCTTCACCCTCGCATCTACTTCCGCAAGATCATCTGGTTTTTCTTTTCTCATGATATCCATGATCGGTTTATTCTGCTCAAAGAAAGCTCCTATTGCCATAAGCCTTTGGTCTTTAGGTTTCTCTTCGTAGGTTTCTACTGTCCATAACCATTTATTTATAGACTGAATAGCAGTTTCTATGTCATCAAAGTGCTCAGACTTGTTACCAGGATACGATAGTCTGTATTTAGCATTCTCAGACCTCTGGATAGCTTCTTTTAAATCTTGGTTAGTACGAGTCGACTTACCCCCTTTCTGCTCACTGACAGGCAAATTAGAGGCTTGTTCATTGCGTTGAGCAGTGTCCATCTCATTAGCCGAGGCATATTCACCTCCAGACAGACCCAAACTTGATAAAGCTCTACCGATTGCACTTGTCTCGGCATTTTCTAAGGCAGAAGTTTTGTTAACATATCCTGCTCCTCGAAATTCTTCTGCATATCCAGACCCAATAATGTCTCCTTCTAGACTTTTTATTATAGCTTTGACTACAACTCTTTTACCATCGTCAACTTTTAAAAAAGTTTGTATGCCGTAGGTAGTACCAACGTGCCTTCTAAACACTTCTACTCGGTGAACTACTTGAGTATATTTCTTACCACCTTTCTGAGTTACACCATGTGTTTTATTAAGTGAGGATATCTCCTCCATAATTTTTTTAAGTTCATTCATCCTTGATCTCCTTAATTGTTAATTTGGTATGACTAGTTTCTGGTTTAGCTGCTACGACTTTCTCTGGTGTAGCTTTTCTAATTACAGTATCTACTGCTACCTTTTTATTATTAATAGTAACGTACTTCACATTCTCGGATTGCAACATAGATATAATTGAATCTCTCATGACATTCTTTTTATCCGTCCATTCCTTGATCTGCTCAATAGCATACTCATGATTGTTGACTAAATCGGTCAACTTATTTGCAGTTTTATGTTCCGTCCAATCGACAAAACTTTTCTCTGGCTCTTGGTCATCATCGTAGGCGAGATTATTATCGACCTTGTTCCAGAAGTCTTGGACATATTCTATGATAGTGTTTTGTAAATCAGCGTCACCTTTAAAGACGAACATCTCGAACTTGAGACGTGGACCGAGCTTGCCGATTATCGCCCACTTAAATCCAGAGCATAACATCTGAGCCTGGACTTGTAGTATATTCTCGTATGTGGGAGGACCATCATTGTATCCTTGAGTCTTGATCTCACAACATCCCTTGCCCTCAAGCATAACGACCTCGCCTGTCTGAGGATCTTCAAAAGGGATAGCTCCGCCATGAACTTCGAGGACTCCATCCAAGGAAGCTGCCATACGATACTTCTCCAGACGATAGGCCTTAGTCGGTTTAGTTAATGATACCCATTTATTCATCACGTTCCTCCGCCATTTTATCAAGTTTATCTGCTACCCATTGGAGCAATCCGTCCTCAAGGTAGTTCCCTCGATCCGCTGCATCTTGGAATCTAGTAGTATCCATCTGGATAACATCCGGATTCTCTCTGATGTCAACGAATCTTTGACGAAGACCTTCTCTGGTCATGCCGAAATCATTCTTACCTAGAACGACTACACCGATCTTAGAAGCTCCGATCTCGAATCCGTCTCTGCTATATTTATTCTTGGGGGTAGACATACGGAACCTCCTCTATTGATCTCATGTGAACCTCGTAACAAGCATCGTCCAAGGCACAACCGACAATCATAAATGCATATAACATAAACATGATTACGGCTGCATAGAATATGATTGGAAAAAAATCGTAATACTTCCTTACGAATCGTCTTAGTTTATTTAAATAAACACTCATAATATCTCCTTTGTTAAAGTGTTTGAAGTCTATCTAATGCACGTTTTACAGTAGAAGCAGACCATGAACTATTTCTAGATGTCTTTACACTTCTTGCATTAAGATAGTTTGCCATGCCGAGTAAAGACTCGGAATGATTCTGTGCATCCTCCAGATGTATTCTGATCTGACCAATGTAAAAGTTAGCCTTCTCTTTTCTGGATTGACTAGCCTTGGCTCTCGCCTTATCCATGAACCCATGAACACCGAGCTTAGTCATTTTGCGATTTGTAGATTTAGTAATGTAATATCCTTTGTCAGCTATCGAGGCTTGCATCTCTTGGCATTTCTCTTTTTGTTTCACTGATAAATCTCTACGATATTGGTCAGACATAATTGCATTCATACCAAACATAATTCTATTTTTATCTTCAGTGATCTCTGGATTATTACACACCACTAGTTTAAAATTTTTATCATCTCTAAACTTCATCATGTCGTAGTCGAGACGACCAAGCCTTGAGATATCAGAAACATAAACTGTAGTTCCTTTGGGAGCTTTCTTTAAAACTGATCCTAAGTTTGGTCTATCAAGGATGGGCACTCCACCAGAAGTACCTATATCCTCAACATATTGAACGTCAGTAATATTATGTCTCTTAAAATAATCTTTGAGTATGAACATCTGCCTAGCTTTTTCAGCTGCACTGTCACTCAATCTAATTGCTGCTATATTCCACATTTATCTACTCCGTCATATTTTTTGTTAATAACAAGTTTCATTGCATCTTTAAGTGACATAAATGGAGAATGGTACATTGTCTGTTCAGTTTTAACCCACTTGTTAACACAGTAAACACCATTGCCACAAATTTGAATTGTTACAGATTTATCTTTTATATACACATACTCATCATCTGTAAGTGTGGGTTCATCAGACTTTATTAATTTAAAAAGATTTCTCATTATTTACCTCGTTAGTTGTGGGGGCAACTTTTGGTGTACCCCCTTGACCATTTAATTAGTTCTTCCAACTTGAGTATTCTGGAGCTATAATGCTTTTAATGTACAAATCTTTGAGTGTATTTAACACCTCAGTAAGACAAGGACCGGAGATCTCCCATCCATCAACATCACTTTGAAGATCAAGACCTACTTCCGGATCTCTAGCCGGAGCCTTCATCAGATCTTCCCTAGATAAAGGATTGTTGTCATAAGAAAGTGTGCCAAGTGAATACATAGAAACTGCCTGGCCTTCTTCTCCAAATGTTTCCGGATAACTCATATCAAAAAACTCAATCATAGGTTCGTTCTTATCGTGAGTGTAACAATTATCCAGGCCCCACTTATCGCCCTTCAATATAAGTTGCGCTCTCCACTCCTTTCGGTTTTGGGTGTGATCAACAAATGTAACTGAATTAGTTTTGTTATTAATTTTAGTTATATACACGTTTTTTCTCCTTCTTTTGTAATAGGCATCATTGCCTAGTATACATATTATATATTTTTGATATTATTACAATACCTAAATGTACTTTTTTTTATTTCACGTTTTTTCCTTCCCAGAAAGAGTGCATTTAGGCAGAGAATGAAAGGATTGTAATGAAGGCATTTGTAGTAAGATTAGATGACAAAGTGTACAGTAAGCTAAAAAAAGAATCGAAAAGAAAAAGAATTTCTATGAATAGATTAGTAGAACATTACTGTGACGTGTCGATCGGTGATGATAGTAAATTTAAACAGTTGTTTGGTTAATGTTTGGTAAGACAGCAATAGCACTATGGATATTAGTGGAGTCAATCTATCCTCCACCAGGTAACGATATCTTTATTGGAAAGTATCCTAACTGCCAGAATGCACAGGAAATTGTTGCTGATTGGATCGAAAAACATCATAAGCCAGAAGGATATTATGGGTGGGTATGTTATAAATGGGGCGAACACTTGAGATTAATGAAAATGGTGCGGAGTGAATAAATACAGAGCAATTAGAACCGAGGTAGATGGAATCATGTTTGCCTCAAAGAAAGAAGCACTGCGATACAAGGAGCTGAAGTTCCTATTACAGGAACAGAGAATATCAGACCTGGTGTTACAGCCAAAGTTTCCTATTCAAGTAAATGGAAAGAAAATATGCACCTACATCGCTGACTTTATGTATAACGAAGATGGTAAACAGGTTGTCGAGGACGTTAAAGGGGTAAAGACCTCAGTATATCGGATCAAAAAGAAATTAACTGAAGCTATATATAACATAACAATTAAGGAGGTATAATGGCTGATCTAAACGTAGTAAATCCAAAACATTATCAACAGGAAGGTCAAGAGAGTATCGACAATATCAGAGATAGAGTTGGGTACAAAGGATTCAAAGGGTTCTTACTTGGCAATGTACATAAATATTTGTATAGGTTTGAATACAAGCATAAGGACTTAGGAGACCTGGAAAGACGTGAGGCTATGCGAACAGACTTGAAGAAGGCTCAATGGTATCTGTGTCGATATATCGGACTTCTGGACTATGAAATAAACGAAGTAAATAGATTACAGGAGAATCAAGGAGACGATAAAACTGATGGAGATGCACCAAGTGACGTTGAAATATAATCATGGAGGCGAGACCCATAGACTGTTGGCAATAGAAGCTGCGGAGTTTATGTTGGATTGTCTGAATAACGATATGAAGTTAAAGGATATACAGGATATGTATCTAGTGAGAAAAACAACTAACCTTACCTATGGTGGTGTATTGCAGCAGCTAATAAAAGAACACGTTGACTGCCATAACAGATTAGCCAATGGTAACAAAGTATAAACCTCATCAGTTAAAATGCGATTGGTGTGGGAGATTATTCTGGAGTGACGAACCTTTTGTGGTGACAGGTAATAGAATAGTATTAGAGAATAAATGTAATGAACAATTTGTTAAGAATGGCTACAGACTACGAAGAGAAGAGACGCAAGAAGATACTGAGTAACGGAGTGAAGAATAACGTCCAGAGTGTTTACAGCACAGGACCATTCACTGTTATTCCTTCTCGAGCTTTGAATGATAAACGATTCATGAGACAACCACACAAACTCATGGTGTTATGTATTATTTGTAGTAGTGCGAATAATTATACCGGAGTATGCTATCCATCTCAGCAGTACATAGCTAATAGAATCCAGAGAACTCAATCCACTGTATCCAGAGCCATCACATCTCTACTCGAATGGGGATACATCAATAGACTTCGGAAAGGTTCACCACTAATCACCAAGCCTTCTCGATATGGTAAGTCAAGTATCTATAGAGTAATGTATGATCCATCAATGAGCGACAGAGAAGTATATTCGAGAGCATTAAATAAAGATGAAGAGTTGCAATCTCAACAGGAAAAAAATACAATAAAGCTCATGGAAAAAAAGAATAATAAAGACAATCAAATATGCACCACACGCATATCAGAACATGCACCAGATGCATATAAAATAAGACTCAATAGAACTAGACTAAATAATAATATAAGAAGTACTATTAAAGAGAATAAAATAAATGAATTGGAGATGATGAAGGAATACCAGAAATTGCATTTAGAAATCTACAAAGTGCAGTTCATTCCAGATCGAAGAGATTGGCAGCAGATGTTGAAGCTGATCGAATACCAGGATCAATACGATCTAACTAAAAAGATAAGAAGTATATTGAGAGGTAAGAAGAATCCAAGTAAGCCTCCGCTGTTTCCTATCTCATACATACTCAAAGCATTGGAGCCAGAGCCTCAGAGTGCAAAGGATGTCATCAAAGATCTGGCAAAGGCCATGAGACCTAAAAGGAGATTGAAGTTTGATTAGATTTAGCAACACTAGAGTGAAGTCTAGAAATGCAAAGCAAGGAATACGTAGCAATCCACTCGTAATAAAAAAAATAGACGTGGTGTCTAGAGGCATACCTAGGGGGGGTGGGGTGCGTATACGTATAGGGGGGTGCCTCAAAAATATTTTTCAACTTTTTACAAGGAGATTTTCATGGTTGATAGATTAAATGCAGTTGTCCCACTTGAGGGAAAAGATGGCAAGACGTATTGGCATAATATTGGTAAGGCTTTTCA